GCAGATTACCCAAAATAAGGCGTGGCGCTCGTTGAAGATACCACACCAATTAATAGACAATCATTACAAACACACCAATGAACCCACCGCACCCAGCGTTACACGGGCAATGCCAAGTGTGAAAGCAATGCCAAGTGTGCAAGCAATGCCAGCCATGCAGTCAATGCCACACATTAATGCAATGCCACACATCAATGCAATGCCAGCCATGCGGTCAATGCCAGCCATGCGGTCAATGCCAGCCATGCGGTCAATGCCAGCCATGCGGTCAATGCAGTCCATGCCGATGCGATTGTTGCATGAGTAAATGACGGTGCTGTTATTTCCGCTTTTGTTTTTTCTTTTTATTTTTTGACGGAACCGACACCGTGCACTCTGGCTCAATGCATTTGGGTTGAGGCTCTTGGACCGGCGCTTCTTGGACTTGAAGTTCCTTGCGAACCAGCACCATTTCTTCTTCCTGAATCATTACAACCACGTCTTCTTCTAGTTCCTTGTTTGGCGCGGCTGGTTCTTCTTCTTTCACTTGCTCTTGCTTTTGCTCTTGCTCTTGCTCTTGCTTTTGCTCTTGCTTTTGCTCTTGCTCTTGCACTTGCTCTTGCTGCGATGCCACCCCATTTCCGCCCCACCACTGACTAATCATGCCAGATGTTCGGGGAACAGGGCGCACGCTCCCCACCGAATGCATCCGGAATAAAAACATGCCTTGAACGTGTGTTTTGTATATTATATACTACACTGATTTATTTCTAGTGCAAATTACGTGCGATTATCTCCCGTTTCAGCCGCTCTAAATATAGAATGGCGTCCATGAGTTCCTCCTGCATGTGCTGCGCCCACTGCAGCGGGGTGAGGTCCGTGCGGTCTAGAGTGGTCCCATATTTCAGCTGCCCCGCGCGACTGCGCTCCTGAAACGATTGGACGACGGATAACACCACCGTGTCATTGCATGATGCATCATCTTCCTGTGACATTTTGGACAACGTTTTAAATTTAAATAACATTAGCATTTTAAATTCTAATCTAAGCATTATACATTGAACATTGTCATTGAACACCGAATGCCAAATTACTTCGTGTCCGCGATTCTTGATTTTTTGAAACAGAATCCGGTATGGCCGATTATCACCATTGTCACCATCATCATTACCAACCCCGTGGAAATGATTGTGTCCTCCAAGTTGACCGAGAAGTTCATTGAATCGGTGAAGGAGAAACCCAACATGCGCTACCTGTGGTGGATTATTGCCATGACGCTCGCATCAAACATGACGCACTCGCTGCAGGAGGTGATTGAGGCACACTACATCACCAAAATGCAACAGGAAATTCGCATGGATCTGCTGTCCAAAATTTCCACCAAACAGGAGTTCAACTACGAGACCATGGACGGCGGCGACACCATCACCAACATCAAAAGCATTCCCCCCAATGTCTCCAACTTCGTTGACTGCTTCACCGCCTGGGTCATTACCCCCGTCATCAACCTGGGGCTCATCGGCGCGTACCTCGTCCGAATCAATGCACCCCTCGGCCTGAAAATAATGGGCATTCTAATCACGTTCATGGCCTTCAACTTTGCGGTGCTGCGCTCCGTCCCGCAAGAGGCGCAGAACCAAGAAGTGGAAGAAGCCGTGCTCATCAACCAAATTGACGACACGCTCAACAACACGCTCAGCATAATGATGTGCAATTACACCAACCAGGAAATGGCAGCCATTGACACCCAGCACGCCCGGTTCAACACCTTCATGTCCAATAATCTTCAAAAACGGGCGTACGGCACCATATTGACCGGGCTCACGATCGTCATCGCGCTGGCGCTCATCGTGTGGCTCACATTTCAGGCATACCGCAACAAAGTGGTGTCCAAGTCAAACATGATCGTCATGCTCCTCCTATCCATCTCCCTTGTCCGCATGATCCGCCACTACTCCAACCACATGGTTCAGGCTTTTCTGGAATACGCCAAACTCATAAAACACGACGCCTTCATTCGGGGCCTCGCGCACAAAACGGTGCCGGATGGCGTTGAAACGGGGGCCATTCACGGCAACATCGTGTTCAAGCGCGTGTCCTACGCGTATGAAGGAACCGATCGCAAATCTCTGGACAATGTGTCGTTCAAAATACGGGCCAGGGATCGCGTGGCCATTGTTGGCAGCAGCGGCAGCGGCAAAACCACCATTTTGAAGCTCATCATGGGCTTCGGCACTCCCAGCGACGGCGCGGTCCTTATAGACGGGCACAGCGTGCGGGACATGCGGCGAAAGCACCTGCGCAAACACATTTCGCTGGTGCCTCAAAACATCAAGCTGTTCAACCGCTCCATCATGGAGAACATTTGCTACGGGTCGCCCGACCTGGACCCCGAGCGGGTGAAAAATGAGTTGAAGAACCTGCACGTCATGCGCGCATTCAACGCGCTGCCCGACGGCCTGGACTCCGTGGTCGGCAAAAACGGGGACAAACTCAGCGGCGGCCAGAAACAAATTGTTTACCTGCTGCGGTGCTACTTTCGGCGCACGCCCATCGTCCTCATGGACGAACCCACCTCTGCGCTGGACGGCGAGAACGCCAAATACGTGCGGCGCATGATTGACGCCATGTCGCGCCACGCCACGCTCATCGTGGTGACGCACGACCCCTCGTTCGCAGCCACCTTCCCCGTGCGAATGCAGATGCAGAACGGACGCCTCGTCCACCACGACTCCTACACGGCAGAACTGGACGGCCTTGAACTTGATTGATCAAAAAATCCGGGCATGATAGGACTGCCATTGTTGTCAAGTAACATTGTTGGTACATTGTTGGTTACATTGTTGGTTACATTCCTAATTATCTATCTGCTGCCGAATTATAAAACAATGAATCATTTCTTCATGGAGCAGCAGCAGGAGCACCACTGGGCCGTTCATCAATGGCCCTTTCCGCATCATACAGAGTCTCCAACGTCGGGTCCAATGTGCCCGGCTTAAGCACAAGGAGGGGCATATCCAGATGAACAAGCTGGCCAGCGATGTGCCTAAACTGGCCTTCTTCAACCGTTCCATCCGCATGAGTCAAACTACCAGGCCCGTCTGCCAGACCATTTTGGAACTCGCCTTCAAACACGCTGCCATCTGTCATTGTGAGAGTACCATGTCCGTTGAACATGCCGTTTCTAAACCGACCCTTATAAACAGTTCCATTTGCATACCTGCTTGTGCCCATTCCGTTCGCAAGCACAAACTCCATTCCGTGCTCGTCTTGAACCATATTAAACGTGCATTTAGTCACGTTCCCCTTTGGATCGGTAAATGTACCTTGTCCGCGAGGAATGAACTGAGGCCCATCAAAGGTCCCCTCATACACAGACCCATCTTTAAAAGTGCGCTTGCCAGGTCCCCTCATTTTGCGGTTGCGAATATCGCCCTCAACCACACTGCCATCACTCAGTGTTTTCTTTTCTCCTCCTCTCTGTTTCCGCTTCAGAGTCCGACGTTTGCTGCGACCAGCGCGCTTGGTTTTATTTGTTTTCATTTTCATTATGCATTTGACTGACAAAATAAATTGGGTCATGGCGGCGGCATCGTGATCGAGTGCTTGTCCAGCTGCACCACGTCCTTGATGAACGTCTTAATGATTTTCTTGTGCGCGCTGTCGTCGTGCTCTATGTTCTTGTAGAGCTCCTTGCAAATGGCCTGGTACTCCGTGTGCATGGAGTCCTTCACCTCCCAGCCCGGGTGCGCGTTCATCCAATCCTGGATGACCCGCGTCTGGTAGCACGACGTCAGGTAAATGAAGTGGCGCAGGTGCGCGTGGCCCTCGTCCTTGATCCACTCGTCGGCCTTCACGTACATGGTCTCGCGCTTGGCGTCCGTGCAGTGAATGGGGCGCTTGTGGATGTCCATGCCGCGCAAGTTGTTCGCAATGATGGAGCCCACGCCCTCCACGATGCCCTTCGTCTTCGTGTACTCCAAGTCCTTGACCGTGATGTTCAGCGTTTTCACAAAGTCGCTCAGCTTGACGGCGTCCTTGCAGTCCTCGTTCAAAAACATGTTCAGGTTGAACTGCGTGTTGTTATTGGTGTTCGTGTTGGTTATGACGTTGCCGTTGCCCAGCCGGGGAATCATGTCCTTGATGATGGCGGACATGTTGTCCACCACGGCGCAATAAGCCGTGCACGCGTTGCGGTTGTCCTGCAGCATCGTCATCACCATGTCCTTGAACTCCGTCAGCTCCGATGCGGGTGCGGTTGGTGTGGTGGTGGTGCTGGCTGTTGATGCTTCTGCGTCATGCACTATTAGCTGCATCTGGGATTGCTTATGTTGTGGCTGGTGCTGTTGGCGTTGCTGCAGCACCTTGGCGCATGTCTTCATGTGAAAACTCAGACTGGACGCGAACTTGTAGCGCTTGCCGCACTCGCACCGATTCTTGACATCATTTACATCCACTACCGTTTCCAATTTTTTATGCCCAGTTGAAGCCAAATGCCGATCATAATGGCTGCGATACGAAAACGACAGATTGCACAAATCGCAGCGATAAGTGTTCATTTGTTGTTGCATTTTTTTGAGAGAAAACCCGTGATGATGTGTGATAATATTTTATTTCATGCATGCATTGCGTTTATATGCATTTGCCCTTAATTGAATTTGTCCACTTGCCAAAAATGTTAGCAGCCGAGTTAGCAATTTGCCCAAAATGTTAGTAAAAAGTTAGTAATTTGCCAAAATGTTAGTAATCTGTTAGCATTTTTGAGATTGTCTAGCGAGCGCGCGGCGCACTTACGTCATGCATTGGCTGCATGTGTGGTGTGGAAAATCATTGTGCAAAACACTTGGCAAATCGTTAGTAGCCGTTAGTAGCCGGTTAGTAGGACCGGACCCCTATGGGCGCCATCTGGGCCCATCAACCTGGTGCCTTTTTTTGAGCCCGTTTTTGACTTTTCGGCATGAGATTTATTGGGACACCATTTATGCTGTCCGAATTTGAATAATCTTTATGGGAATTATTTTGTTATTTTATCGAACTGATGTTGCAAAAGAGTACAGGATTCTGAGAATTTGCCCAAAAAAAATGTCCAAAATCAGACATAGACGAAACACTTTTGGGAAAATTCGACGCATTTATGTATTAAATGGGCCGAAAGAAACGTTTTAAATTTATAATAACTCAATTTTAAAATTTCTCTTTGAATTTTTCAAGCCAGCCCTATTCTGTTTTGTAAATTCGTTGTTCATGTTTTCTTTTGGTGTGACCCATCTCAGATTAGAACTGTCATTATTCAGTGGGTTGGTGTCAATGTGGTCCACGTGTATTTTATGGACTGGGTCGTCGTTGGCATGAAATGCGCATGCCACAAGACGATGCACCAGTCTGTGAATTGTACCACTTGGGCACTCACATTTGAGAGAAACCGATCTATATCCATTTATCAAGTATCCTTTCAATAACCGGTTCAACCGCTTTTGTTTCACTTGACCCGTGTTTGACACCATGTAATTCGGCGCTTCGCGCACTTCCCTCCATTCAACGGTGCCCGCCCCCGCACCTGCATCGGCATCATATGTTAAACTTTGATTATTGTCTTCAAATTTAATAAATCGGGTATCATCTATTTTGTAAATGGCATCGTCATTGGCATTGGTAAATATTAGTTTTTTTCCAACAACTGCCTGATTCTCATTTGCAGCAGGAAAATTGACATGTGCGATTTTTCCATACAACTCTCTCACGACCACATCATAATGTTGCGCCGCCTCAACTTCATCATCAAATTGACCATAATATTTTTTTTTATGATATACCGTGAATTTATTGTTTGTTTTGCTCCAACTAACGCCTACATAATTATTTTTATTAACAGTGTTCATTCTGTTCCTTTTTTTCCTTTTATGCAATTTATCATATGCTGCCTTGTATGAAACGTTCAAATTCAATGCAGCAATGCATTCTTCCAAACAGTTGAAGGTGCGTTCAACCGCAGCCGACTGCGAGTTGATAAACAATATCCGTCGCATGTGCTTGCACTTGAATTTGTTGTTGTCATGAAAATGTTTCATGTTGTTCTCTCGGTTAATCCATTCCAAATTGGCGGCACAATTATTATATGGATTTCCATCCTTGTGATTCACCTCCTTCAAGTCTTCCGGATTCGGAATAAATGTTAGAGCAATCAAACGGTGCAAATAATGCCCATTGAACCTAATGCGAGTTTTGGTGGTTTTTAATTTTTCAATGTCAAACCTATTTTGAACTTTCGTGGTTGCAAGTCTTACATTGCCCAACGTGGATGCTTCATATTTACCGTTAATTGGAATTTTTTTCCATATTTCAGGTTCGGAATCATGAGTTGTCATTGGGTTGGATATGCCGGTTAATAATGCACTACACTAGTCAGATAATCAATTTTATAAATTGATTCTATACCAAATTATTAAAAAAAAATGCAATCAACAGAACCGGCTAAAGTCATAGCGCGGGCCGTGAAGCACGGTGACGGGCAGCCACGGGAGCGCGGAGGGGTTGCATATCTCCTTGGAAAAGGGCCCCACGCCGACCCGGGCGCACACGCCGACGGCGAGCCGGGTGGAAATGATGAAGCGGCTGATGTCCCCCG